ACTTTAGGATTTACTGCAAGTCAATATTGGGTAGATACAATAAAGAATTTAGAAAATAGCGGTTATCTTACAATACCATCAATAAAATGTTGGGAAGTATGTTCTAGTAAATATATGACTTATTTAATTTGTCGCCAAAATGGTATTTTAACACCAAAAACTGTTCCTGTAACTCACGCTGCTGATACTGAAAGAGCATTTAAAGAACTAAAGACAAAATTTCCAATCATAATAAAAGCATCTATCGGAACACAAACAGGAATTGGTGTTATTATAGCAGAAAGTATGCGGTCATTAAATGCAACTATTCAAACCCTTCTTTTATATAATAAATATCTTCCTATTTTATTACAAGAATATATAAAAACAGATTGGGATGTTAGGGTTGTTACTTTAGGTGGACAAATATTAGGTGCTATGAAAAGAAAGGTTATTACAGGAGATTTTAGAAGTAATGTTTCCATAGGTGCAGAAACAGAAAGTATGGAATTAACTGATTTAGAAGCTAAATATTCTTTAAAAGCTGCAAATGTGGTTCACGGTAATGTAGTTGGCGTTGATTTTATTCCGTCAAAGAATAGGGAGAAAGATCCTCCTTATATATTAGAAGTAAACAGTATGCCCGGATTTGGTGGCATTGAGAAATTACATAAAGGGTTAACTAGTAAGGTTTTTAAACATTTTAAAAATAGAGAGAATTGGAAGCAATAATTGCTTTACAAATTAACTAAAATTTGTTATAATATATTATGAAAGGAGTTATATTATGGTTCAAAATTTAACAGACAATCTATTATTTAAAGCACTAGATAAGCAGTATGACGCTGAAATTGCAGCGGCATATGCAACGGCATTAATTTATTTTAATAGTTCTGTAGGTATTGGAGAACATCCACAACACCTATCTGAATTGGATAAATTAATCAGTACAATATCAAGTGCCGAAGGAAAAAAGAGAACATTACATTTACATTTTAAAAATAAACAAGTTTAAAAGTATTATTATATTATGAAATTCTATACGAGTGTCTTACCGTATCGTGGTAAACTATTAGTGCGAGGTATTAATGAAAATGGTGAGCGTAAAAAGTTTAGATTACCATATAAACCTTCCCTATTTGTTCCAGTTCAAAAAGAAACAAAATATAAAACATTAGATGGTCGTAATGTAGAAAAGATTACATTTGAAAATCAATTTGAAGCAAGAAAATGGATTGAAGAATATAAAGAAGTAGCTAATTTTGAATATTTTGGCAATACAAGATATCAATTTCCATTTATTGCAGATACATTTCCTGGTAAGATTAATTGGGATATGAATCAAATTAGATTGATGACTATTGATATAGAGTGTGCAAGTGAGCATGGTTTTCCTGATGTTGAAACAGCGTCAGAACCTATCTTATGTATTACAGTTAAAAATCATACCAATAAAAAGATAGTCGTTTTTGGCACAGATAATTTTGTATCTGACCGAGAAGATGTAACCTATTATAGATGTGCTACTGAACGAGTACTAGTAGATAGATTCACACAATTTTGGAAAGAATTTAAGCCTGATATTATTACAGGATGGAATGTTAAGTTTTTTGATATTCCATATATAATGAATCGTTTTAGTTATTTAATGGGCGAAGAATATGTTTTGCAGCTTAGTCCTTGGGGAGTGTGTAATAGAAATAGTACCAGAGTAACAGGTAAAGGATATAATAAGGAACAAAAATATTGGGACATACTTGGGGTTTCCATATTAGATTATTTTGATTTATATAGAAAACATACTTTTGTTAGACAAGAAAGTTACAAGTTAGGTTATATTGGTCAGCAAGAATTGGGTGAAACCAAAACTGAAAACCCATATGACACCTTCAAAGAATTTTACTCCAATGATTATCAATTATTTGTTGAGTATAATATTCAAGATGTGGAGTTAGTTGATAAGTTAGAAGATAAAATGAAACTTATTGAGTTGCATTTAACAATGGCTTATGAAGCGAAAGTTAATTATCAAGATGTATTTGCTCAAGTTCGTATGTGGGATAGTATTATCTTTAATCATTTAAAGAAAAAGAATATTGTAATTCCTGCTTTAAAAGAATCTCATAAACATACAGCATATGAAGGTGCATATGTTAAGGATCCTTTGATTGGATTCCACGATTGGATTTGTAGTTTCGATTTAAATAGTTTGTATCCACATCTGATAATGCAATATAATATATCACCAGAAACAATGGTTGGCTATGAACCTGAAAGTGTTAATGTGGAAGATATGTTATATCAAAAATGTGATTTATCAAAGTTAGATACAAGAACAATTACTCCAAATGGTGCTCAGTTTAGGAATGATAAACAAGGATTTCTTCCTGAATTAATGGAAACATTATACAAAGAACGAGTGATATATCAAAAGAAATTAAAAAAGGCAAAAGCATTACATCAAGAAACAGGTGATAAGCGAGTATTAAAAGAGATTTCTACTAATTATAATATACAAATGGCACGAAAGATTGCATTGAATAGTGCTTATGGTGCAATTGGTAATCAATATTTTAGATACTTTGATGTAAGACACGCTGAAGGTATTACAATGGCAGGTCAATTAACAATTCGATGGATTGAAAATGATGTAAATGATTTCTTGAATAAAGTTTTACAAACAAAAAATGTAAGTTATGTTGTTGCATCCGATACTGATTCAATTTATATTCGATTGGGAGAATTTGTAAATAAAGTATTTAAAGACAAATCTGATAATAAAAAGATTGTTAAAGTGTTAGATAAATTTTGTGAAGAAAAATTACAACCATTTATCAATTCAAGTTTTCAAAATCTTGCTTCTTATGTGAAAGCATTTCAACAAAAGATGTTTATGAAACGAGAAGTAATTGCAAACAAGGGAATATGGACTTCAAAGAAAAGATATATTTTAAATGTGTTAAATGATGAAGGTTTAACCTTAAAAGAACCGAAGTTAAAAATAATGGGTATTGAAGCAGTTAAAAGTTCTACCCCAGCGCCATGCCGTGCAAAGATTAAGGAAGCATTAGAAGTGATTATGGCAAAAGATGAGCAAGCATTAATTCAATTCATAGATAATTTTAGAATACATTTCAAGAAGTTAAAACCTGAACAGATTGCATATCCTCGTTCCGTTAATGGAGTTATTAAGTATGCTGATACCACAAACATTTATCAGAAGTCCACTCCAATGCATACAAAAGGAAGTTTATTATATAATCATTATTTAAAAGAAAATAAATTAACTTACAAGTATGAAACAATTAAAGAAGGCGATAAGATTAAGTTTCTTCAATTGAAAGAACCTAATCCGATACGAGAAAAAGTAATTGCATTTCCAACTAAACTTCCAAAAGAATTTAAGTTGGATCCTTATATTGATTATGAGAGTCAATTCGATAAATCATTTTTAGAACCCCTACGATTCATTGTCAAAGCAATTGGATGGAATTTTGAGAAACAAGCAACATTAGATATGTTTTTTTAGATATGACAGAAAACTACGATAAATCACTATATAATCGTCTTATAGCGGCGGCTGGGAACGATAAACTGCCTTTATTAGATAACAAGTCATTTGAATTACTGAACGCAACCTACGGCAAAGAACAGATGAGGTGGACCCTTGCTGAGTATATTGCAAGAGAAAGACCTGTATTTCCATTAACTGAAATAAGTTATAATGAAATGAGAGATAATTTTTATAACTTACAAAAGTTTGATACTTCTACTATTTGTATTCCTAAAGAACAAGTTGAGAAAGAAGTATTTGAAAAATATGATGACTACAAATATCCATATTCCAAATATGGTTTAGGACTTATAAATGGAAGTAGTATCTATAATAAAGTATCGAATTATTTTCATCAAGATTTAAGATTGAATTGTGGTAGTTATGGATTTAGAGCACCGAAAGATGTTTGGGAAAATGGAACTGCAAAGGACATTTGGAAATGTTTAGGTCCTATATGGAGGGGCATTAATAAAGTTTTTCCAGTTAAGGTAAAAGAATTAGATGGTACCGAAACTGAAAAGTTACTAGGCGGTTCATTAACTGCTAAATGTATAATAGAAGCATTTAGATTGCAAACTTATATCGCAACACAATTTAAACCAGTTGTTGCAAAAGCAATTTATGATATAACAAATGCCAAAACAGTTTTGGATAC